TAAGGCGTGCAGGATGACAATCGAAAAAAACAATCCTAACATTGGGTTGATTGGAGATATTACTAAATTTTCAGCAGCTGAAATACTTAAGATGGCGAAGGTTCCAGAAGGAAGAAAGGTTGATATTATTTTTGGTGGGCCGCCGTGCCAAGCTTTTAGTACTGCAGGAAATAGAAAGGCTTTTGATGATGAGAGAGGAAATGTGTTCTTAAAATATTTGAGCATAGTATCTGAAATCAAGCCAACATATATAGTAATAGAAAATGTTCGTGGACTTTTATCTACGCCGTTTAAATATGGAGATTTAGAGGAGCCTATCAAGGGTGGTGCGATGATGATTATCCTTGATAGATTAAAGGAAATGGGATATACAGTTTCTTTTAATCTTTATAATGCCGCATATTTTGGAGCTCCTCAAATTAGAGAGCGTGTTGTAATAATAGGAAAACTCGGAGATGAGAAGGTAAGTTATTTACAACCTACTCATAATGAAAACGGAACAGATGGATTAAAGAAGTGGAGAACATTAAAAGACGCATTTGATAATTTGCCTGAAAATGTAGAAAAGCATTATATTGAATTTCCAGAGAAGAGATTGAAATATTATAGAATGCTCAAAGAAGGGCAATATTGGAAAGATCTTCCTTTAGATATGCAAAAGGAGGCAATGGGAAAATCCTTCTACTTGGGAGGCGGTAAAACAGGATTTTTAAGACGATTATCTTACTCAAAGCCATCGCCAACATTGGTTACAAATCCAACTATGCCAGCAACGGATTTAGCGCATCCGACAGAAGATAGACCATTAAGTGTAGAAGAATATGCTTGTATCCAGGAGTTTCCACAGGATTGGCAGATATGTGGTGCTATACTTGATCAGTATAAACAGATTGGAAATGCTGTACCTATTAAATTGGGGGAGGCAATTGCCAAAACTATTCTCGATGATATGAAAGGTATACATTATAAAAATACTGGATTTTCGTATTCAAGATATAAAAATACTGACGAGATTTCCTGGATGAATTTTATGAAAAAACAACTTGAGAAAGCGGCAGAGTAGATGAAACAAGGCAACTGCATAGTGATTTTGCAGTTGCCCTAAATTTTTAATTATTTGTCAGAAATAATGTCCGTGTTTTGTGACGTGATATTACGAAGAAATTCCTGGTATGAGTCTTCATTCATATTGCAATCAGTAGCAATACCTGTAGTTACATGAGCGTTGATAATATTATTGAGTGAATCCCACTTATATGCAGGAAGCTTCTGACCTGCGACAGTTCTGGTGCCAAGTCTATACCATTTTTCGATGGTAGTGCCTGTTCTGATTGCACTCGATGAGCTGTTCTCTGTGTTAGATTTATTCTTGATCTGAAGTAAAACAGCACCATCAGAGGAACAAAAGTCAATTGCTCTAAGCACGTTTCCGTTACACCAAATCCAACCGTATGGTCGGGTAGAAACACTGATGTATTCCTCTAGAAGATTACCTTGAATATTTTCTGCACTCATAAAAAGATTATGATATGCGGCCATACGTGCAGCAAAAGTTTCATCTGCGTTCATTGCAATTTGCACAATTGTTTGTATTGCGGGATCAGAACAGCTTCCTTTTGGAGAGGCTTTTCTTCGGCTGGGTGGATTTGCAGTGGCATCGGCATATCCCTTTATCCATTTTTCAAGATAGTCCATATATGTAGCAGAATCGCTTAGTTTAATATTAGGGAACAAAGACAGATCAGTTAAGCCAACCTCAAATATAATTCCTAAATCATTCAACTCTGGTTTGTTTCCTGCGAGTGAAACAAATCCTTGTCTGAGTATGTCGGTGGAGACATTAAAATCTCCTAATGTTTTTGTTAATTGTTTTGGCATAAATTTATCCTCCTGTTATTTTAACGTTGGTTTAATGGCAGAATCGTTCCTGTTGAAATAAAGTTCTGAGTAGGTATTGCCACAGAAAAGTTCCAACATCTGATCCAAGTGCCATAGGTTGTTCTCGGCTTTTCTTAGTTCTTCAAGTGGCATCCAGAATACTTTGCCTTCATCAGATGACTTCAGCTTGCCATTAAATTCATTTGTCTTATATAAAAATACGATGTATCTGGAACCAATGTATTCAACCCAGTCTTTTACTCCACAAAGTTCTACATTTTTAATGCTAAGACCTGTTTCTTCCCGTACCTCACGAATAACAGAATCTACAAATGCTTCTCCTGGTTCAACATGACCGCCTGGGAAGATTAATCCTTTTATGTTATGTACAAGCTTTTCTTCAACGAGTACATTTCCACGGCCATTATAGATCATACACATATTCGTAAGTTCGATCGAGGTTTTACGATTCATTCGTTCCACCTCAATCCTTTATTGTTTCCATGATGTCTTCCAATTTACAATCCATAGCCTCACAGATTTTGAGAAGAACATCAGTTGTGATATTTGCACCTTTGCCAAGCTTGGCAATGGACGCTGCACTGATTCCGGCAGCATCCTTAAGATCATTTTTATTCATTTCTTTGTCGATTAACATTTTCCACAATTTGTTATAACTGATTCGCATAATTAACCTCCTTGCTTTACAACCAAAAATCAAATGATTCTTCTTGTTGTTTTTCTGTGAGATAGTTTTTTAAGAGTTCTATATCTTTACTGATATCTCGTGGTCTGATTCGGTTAATAACCTTTTCCTCGACTTCAGGAGTCCAGTAGATTTTTAATTTTTCTCTGGCTCTTGTGATAGCAGTGTAGAAGATATTGTGAGTTACTAATTCTTCCACCTCATCGGTAATAACTATCTTTACAGAGTCATATTCAAGACCTTGTGCTTTGTGTATTGATACAGCATAAGCAATTTGGAATGGTACAACAGTGAATGAGGTACTTTCATCTCCATCTTCGTCAGCACTCTTTAATTTGTGAACACAAAATCTAACTAACGATTTTCCTTCGCTTTCCCAACATTCAAGTAGTTCGAGATTAATACGCCGGAGATCACTTTCATCTACTGCCTTAGGTATCTCAACATCAAACTGAATGCGTTCTTCATGAGTGCCGGGGTCTAAGATTTCTATTCCCTTGATTATTCCCTTCATATTATTGTGTATGACAGGGAAGAACCTATCTGAATCAAGGAAGAGAATCGGGTCTCCAACTTTATACTGTTGAATGTCCCATTGAACAGCAGGATTAGGATTGCTTTCCTGTAGGAATCTATTGATGTTGTTGATTCCATATAAACCATCGTAGTTTAGGCAGAGGATAGCCTCTCCGGGTTCAAGAGAAGAGAGAAGGGATTCATCTACTTTTAAGGAGTAGCTTTCTCTTTCGATGACTTCTTTTGCAGTATCATCCATCTGTCTGACCTTATCCCACAGTTCAAGTAATCGTTCATCCTTTGTTCGATGGGGCTGGGTTAGTTCAAATACGGCACTTTCTGGTAAAAATGCTTTTAATACCGAGAACCAATTTCCAAATTGAATCGCATCAATCTGATAAGTATCTCCAACCAATAAAAGCATTTCAAAATTTGCCTTTTGAAGAACCTCAACCATATCTTTATTGCTTACGGTACTACACTCATCGATAACCAATAATTTATATTTCATAAAAGCAGAGCCTTGACGTTTGAAACTTTCAATTGTTGAGAAAGTTGTATTTTCTGCATCAATCTTTCGCATCAGGTTCTCTTTTGCTGGATTTGTTTGTGTAAGGTATAGTTTGGAATCATCATTTAAGTAGTGAGAAACATGGTTTATTAACGTAGATTTTCCTACACCTGCTGAACCGTATATCACACCAACCTTTGATTCCGAAAATATACGGGTGATGATGTCTTTCTTTTCATCGCAGTCAATTTCGTAATCATCGAACATCAGCCAAATTTCAACATCGGCACTGTAGTTCTCAATACCTGATTCTGCCAACTCTTGTAATTTTTCAATTACAGTGCAAGTATCGAGTTTGTAATCGTTTATAAATACTTGATTATGTTCAAGCATTAAATCACTTTCAGGTCTGTGCCCTGAATAAAGGCTATCGTTATACTGTTCGATGAGTTTTGGGTAATCAGGAAAATTACCTAGTTCATCAACATCAGTAAAGAGTTGTCCTCTACCTTCAGTGTTGTTCCTTATAAATCTTGCGAACAATTCTGGGCGTTTGTCTTTACACGGAATACAATCAAAAACAGCACCTAATTTTGGATTATGACCAACAGGAGATCTGTTAAATGGTAAAGAGTCAAACTGCCTGCAACCGTTTGATAAGTACAAATTAGAAAGATAACTGTTTCCGGTATGTATCCATTCTTCATAGTATTTGCTATAGTATCCGTCTGAATATTGGCCTTTAATAATAACATTGTTCATGTTATAGAGAAGGTATCGCAGCACATTCTTTCCATTACGACCATTTCGGATAAGTTCTCTGCAGTAATCTAAAATAGGAATAAATACCATAGATTTAAGGTTATTTTTCCATTCAAGAGTAAGCCTATCATATGCTTTATCCGGGAAGTCCATTAGAGCAGTCAAAGTGTATTTTGTTCTGGTAAGGAACTCACAGATTAAGCGTTGCTCTGGATATGGTACTCTTTTTTTCTCTCCTTTTATCAGTTTAATAAAATTTTGAAATTCACAGTCACGAATGGATACCTCCCAGCCGTCAATAATGATGATAGGCATTGTTTTTCCTAATATCTCGATAGTCTCATGTACGAGATGAAACTTTGATGCGTAATTGCTTTTGATTGGAAGTTTGGTAAAAGCAATTACTCTGTTAGATTTAGATTTGTTTTTTCTATCATCTATTGGTGTAAATGTGATTTCATAATATATGTGTCTGTTTACAAACAGTGGTTTGATTTTCTGAACATAGTATTTATCATTTTTTTCGGCTTTGAACTCCGCAGGATATCGTTCTATTTTTTCTGAAATCTTTTTATAGTATTCCTGTAAGGTATCATCTAAATGAAGTGGGAACTTCTCTAAATTATGCAGTACCTCAATACCAAAGTAGTGCCAGACAAGATTTTTCGCTTCTAGCATATATTGGTAATACTTAAGCATTAATCGTTCGGAGCCGTCTTCATCCAATGTATATTGTGTGGTGACTACTTCCAGGTAATTATGGAATTTATATAAAGTGTACAGTTCACTGTTTATCTGTGCAAACTCTGTGGCCTTTGCTATGTTTTCGGCAGTGATAGGTAATTCTCTGCCGTTGGCATAAAACTTGAGCATGATGTGATTTACGAACTTTGTCAGCTGCTCCAAAATGTCCTGAGAAATAGCACCACGAGAATTGTTTTCTATTTCATCTAAATGCCTACATATAACGTTGTCTATTTTACGGATGGATTCATCAATCGATGGCATCAACATCCTCCTTTCCGTTTATTAATATTCTCCATCATCCCAATCATCGATAAATGCATCATACGGAAATGTCCCAGCAAATTGGTCGGGATGAAGCTTTACATACAAATTGCGTATTTTGGTTCTGGAACTTCCTAAAAAAGGAGTTGCAGAGCCACTGACTAAAAAGCTGTTGCTTATATTGTTTAATTCGCCAAGCAAACCAAAAACGTATGATTTTAAAGATGGATCAGCAAATGTATCTGCTTTTGACATCCATTTGGTTTCATACAAGTCTTTTATTTTACATGGCAGAGTCATGTCGATTAATGACGCAGCATAGTTTTCTCCTATGAGAATAACCATAATTTCATCATAATCTGCTGTGAATTCTTCAAGCAGTAAATTGTCTTCAGAAGAATAGAGGGATTCATTTGGCTGTTCTTCTGGGAGCTGAACACTTGTTGTTCCGGCATTACCGTTTCCATCTAATCCATTTACCAGGTTGCTTACTGCGTTACCCCACGCATCGGCTACTGCCTGTCCAGATGCCAGTATCTTTTCTTCAAGAATATCATGTGGGGTTTTATCAGCACTCTTAGGAGTGCTTTTTCTTTTTTGTGTGGCAGCCGTTGTAAGAATTTTTTCAAAATAATATGCAATTTTCTCAGCTGCATTATATAGGTCAATCTCCTCGATATCAGACTCAAATGTGTCGCACAGTCTTTGCGTTGTAGCTTCTGGGAAACCATCCAAATATGCGATAAATTGTTCTGGATCTATGTGAGGCAAAATACGTTGAGAAATTTTCGTTATTTTGGTTTGACCGTTGTAATAGGCCTTAAAAGTGTTTTCGCTTATATCTTCAATTTGTAATACCCCTTCTTCGGTGATGATTGATTCAAACAGTGTTCTGGTAAAGACATGAGTGCTGTATGACCCCCCGATGATGGGTTTAATTTTTTGTGCAAATTCTGTGAATTCCATAATCCATCTCTTTCTTCATTCCCCCCAAGACTACCGAATCCTACCAGCCACTACCAAGTTCTACCGACCCAGTTATCTATAATGAGAAGTGTAAAAAGCAAACAGCGAGTGCTTGCTACTTGTAAGGCTGTATTGGGAAATTGTTCTACCCGATATTATATCAGAAAAGAACGCAAAAATCTACACTTTCACAGTTTGTTAATATGCGTTCGCAGAGAAAATTTACAAATGCAGTTATTTTACCTCTCTGACCTTTAGTTGAGTTCATTAGGTGGATTCAACTAAGTGCCAGAGGCACTTAAAAAACAATATCACAAGGCCTGATTAGCTATAAGGGCATTGGGATACAAATATCGGCATCAATCACAGGACAACCTGTGAAAGGCGCGATAGAGGTACCCTTATTTCCTTATGCCTTTTTCAGGCAATTCATGGGTCGGTACTTCTATAAACACCGACCCTATTTGTTTCCTATGCCCTTCTGCAAGAACCAGGCAGAAAGGCAGGAACTTTATGAAAATCAAGATTCGTTACGAGAACGAGTACCAGACCCTTGAGGTCGAAAACATGGAATTGGAGAAATGGTTAAATATCTCCATTTCAGAAGAAGAAAGTCAGGAGGATTACGAAAAGAGAATCCAAGATGTAATCGAAGAGAGATTCAACAGACCCGATTACAACAGCTGGCACAAGCATGACCGTCATACTGGCAACGCTTATATGCTGAGCAAGGACGGTACAGTTGAGGTCAACACAGAAGAGGCAATCATGTTCAGAGCAGCTGATAAGTCAGTCTTTAACAGTTCAATTGATGGAGTACATAACCAGCTTGAATACGAAGAGTGTTGTGAAACTTTGAGAAGTCTTCTTAAACCTGCAGTGGCAGATATGGTAATTGCTATTGCCCTTGACGGTTACACCGTTGGTGAGTATGCAGCAGAAATTGGTGATGATGCCAATAATGTCAGTCATCGCTACAGAAGAGCAATTAACAAATTAAAAAAAGTTTTTTCAAAAACGTCCTTTTAACCCTTCTCCCAAGGCTACCAATTAGGAGACAAGGGTCTCCAAGAAATTATATGGAGGTAATTCGAATGGACGAATTAATCAGAATCAATTTTGAAAGTGACAGACCTACTGTGAGTGGTCGAGATTTACACGCAGCATTGGAAGTTAAAACAGCATATAAGGACTGGTTTCCGAGAATGTGTGATTACGGATTTGAAGAAGGTACAGACTTCTGCTCATTTTTGAACGAAAGTACAGGTGGAAGACCTGCAACAGATCATCAGCTTACTATTGCGATGGCAAAGGAACTCTGTATGATTCAGCGTTCAGAGGCAGGTAGAAAGTTCCGTCAGTATTTCATCAAAGTTGAAGAGGCATGGAACTCGCCCGAAGCAGTAATGGCAAGAGCATTACAGTTTGCTAATAACCAGCTTTCCTTGGTGAAGAAACGGAACTTGGAACTTCTTGAAACAGTAGCAGTACAGAATCAGCAGATTGCAGAGATGAAGCCAAAGGCAAGTTATTACGATGTGGTCCTTAATTGCAAGGATTTAGTAGCAATTTCTGTTATCGCAAAAGACTATGGTTGGACTGCAAATCACATGAATCAGTATCTTCATGAAAAAGGCATTCAGTTCAAGCAAGGAAAGAAAATCTGGCTCTTGTATAAAGAGTATGCAGAGATGGGACTTACTTCGACAAAGACACATACCTACAGCGGTTCTGATGGTTCACCCCATTCAAGATCACATACTTACTGGACGCAGAAAGGACGATTATTCATTTATGATCTTTTAAAGAAAGATGGAATATTGCCAATTATGGAGCAGGAGGATTAAAAGATATGGGTTTTGATAAGTTTAATCACGAAGGGTACTTTGACCCGACCACATACGAGACTCTTACCAACATCCACCGTGAGGAAATGGCAACTGATAAAAAGGCTGCCTATCTTCCTTTGGCGTATGTGTGCAGTCCTTATGCAGGTGATATTGAAACCAATGTAAAGAATGCAAAATGATACAGCAGATTTGCTGTTGATGAAAATGCTATCCCGGTAACACCACATCTTTTATATCCACAGTTCATGGATGACGGTAATGAGGCGAAAAGAGAGATGGCTATGCATTTTAATTATGTACTTCTTGGCAAATGTACAGAGGTCTGGGTCTTCGGTGGTGTGATAAGCCGTGGCATGGCTCGTGAGATTGGTGTTGCCAAGAAAAGAAGAATGAAGATTAGATGGTTTCCCCAGGATTTGAATGAGGCCGGAGAATATGATTAATTTTACTGTTTATTCAGCAGATTGTGTCGGCAACAGCGGTAACTGTCTGTATCCCAATAAGAATATTGTAACGGATGAAGAGTCTTTTATCACAGCAACCAAGAAGATATGCAGAAAACATGAAGAAGTGAAAGTTTGGTCTGGGAAAAATGCTGCATGACAATATCAGATTGACTTACACATAAATCCAATTTATAATAAAGTCAAAATGAAAATGACATAAACGGAGGGAATAAAAATGGAAAAGATTGAAACACTGGAAGCCGCACTTAAGAGAATAGCAGAATTGGAAAGTGAAAACGAGAAACTTCGTGAAGAACTGGAGTATTATAAAAACAGAAAGATGAGCGGACGTCAGAAACATAATGCTAAGTGGATGGCAATCTACAATGATTTTGTTGCCGGTTATGAAAGTGGAATGACTATGGTAGAGATTGCAAATCGCAATAATGTCAGTGAGAGAACGATTTACAGGTATAAAGCGTATTACGATAAAATAACCAAAACAGAACACTAGACCATTTTGCTGGCGTCAGCAAAATGGTCTGATATAATGCTTTGGAACTAAAAATGAACGGAGGAGTTTTATGGCAGAAGATAAAAAGAAGGAAATTGCTGTTGCAGTAATAAACGTAACAGAAGAATACCTGAAAGAAAAACTCTATGAGGTTAGAGGGGAAAAGGTATTATTGGGTGCTGATTTAGCAGAAATATATGGGTATACAAATAAAAGATTTAATGAGCAGGTGAGAAATAATATTGAGAAATTTGATCCTGATTTTATGTTTGAATTGACAGATGATGAGACGGAGTATTTGCGGACGAATTTTTCGACCGCAAATATAAGTTCAAAAAGTAGATATAATCCTCATGTATTTACAGAGCAAGGACTATATATGCTGATGACTGTTTTAAAAGGACCATTGGCTGTTAAGCAGAGTAAGGCATTAATAAGAACCTTCAAAAAAATGAAAGATTACATATTAGAAAATCGTGATTTGATCGGACAGAGAAAGTTACTTCAGTTAAGCATGGAGACTGCCAACAACCGAATTGAAATTAGCAAAATCAATTCTGATATGATATCTCTTGAAAAACAGATTTCGGATGTCGCAGAGGGATTGAAGGATGTGGTGACGAAATCTGAACTTGCGGATATGATGAACAGTTTCATTTCGGACGATGATGAAAAGTGGCTCATGTTTAATGCAAAATTTAGCAGTGCCGATGAGGTTTACGAGTCTATTTACAGGCAGGCAAAGTCATCAATATATGTTGTTGACAATTACATTGGATTAAGAACGCTGGTACATCTTAAGAATTCTCCGGTAGGCGTAAGTATTATTTTATTTAGTGATAATGTTGGAAATAATAAACTTCACAACATAGAATTTACAGATTTCTGTAAGGAATATCCAACTGTAAAACTGTCAATGAAAAAAACTGGTGGTATATTCCATGATCGTTTTATTGTGTTGGATTATGGGACGGCTGATGAGAAGGTTTTTCTGTGTGGTGCTTCTTCCAAGGATGCCGGTTCAAGAATAACAAGCATAGTTGAGGATTACGGAACAGCTAAATATAACTCTGTTATTGCAGGATTATTGAAAAATTCACCATTAGTATTACCAAAATAGGAGATGGAACGTGAGAATATATACAGATTTTGAATGCACTAAGTGTTACCGAGTTCATGTTTGGAGATGCTTTTTTGAAATGTTGTCTACTTGTTTTGATATTTTAGTTGGTATCAAGAACAATGTTGATGACATATTATACCGACAATATTCTGTATAACAAGGGGATAAAATCATTACCCCACTTTGAAATCTATTGTATACTTTCGCTATGCAGTATAAAATAAATGTTCAGAGGAATAGCCATAAAGATGTGCTTACTGCTCTTAGAGGAACATCAAAATATTATGGTGCGTTTATTGGAGAAATTGAATGCTATAGTGCAAGGGTGACTAAATATCTGAATGCATTTAATATGATAAAACAGACAACTGTTTTGCCATTGTTGTTTAGGGTATTTGATGACTATGAGGCAGGAAATATTGATGAAAATACATTATGTAGCGTGTTGGAATGCCTGCTTAATTATTTTGTAAGAACATTTCCAATGATGAAAGAAAGATTCGTAAACCAAAGCAGATAGATAATAGCGGCATCTATTTTGAAGCAAACTTATCAGCTAATGGAATCATTTCTTTTATAAAAGATTTGTTAGCGAAACTGCAGTTAGATACTGACGATTTTAGCTTTTCTTTATCAGAGGTGCCATTTGATATCGATAATGAAGACACCTGGGCAGAGGGGGGAATTCCAGTAGCAAAACTATTTTATAATTTTGTTGAAAATTTGGTGGAAAAAGGATTGATTGATTCTGCTGAATTAGAAAATTTAAAAACGAAGGAATATACCAAGAACCTTTTCCAAGCTACAGATTATCCAGCAATTGCAAATAGTAGAACGGATAATATGGGTAATTCTCTCCAAAAGAGATATAGAGCAAAGGCTATCAATTTTAATGGAAGTGAGATATATGTATCAACACAGTTCTTTGATTCAGACAGGGATGCGGTAATTGATTGGTATAGAAGTCATTTGTAATATTTGTATCGTCTGAGGGAACTATAAGCGTTGTCATGGACGATGAGAGTATACAGAAATTCGTTTATTGTTTATTATGGAGTGATTTATTGAAGAAGGAGGAATCCTATTTGAAAAAGAAAAAAGACGAAATTACCATTCGTTCCAGTGTAGCAGAATACTTAACCTATGTTGCTTCTGTTGGTGACCAGCAGGACAGTATTGAAATGCGCTATGAGGATGAGAATATATGGCTGACACAGAAAATGATGGCAACATTGTATGATGTCGGCACTAACACTATAAATTATCATATTAAGAAAATATTCGAGGATAGCGAACTACAGAAGGATGCAGTTATTCGAAAATTTCGAATAACTGCCACTGACGGAAAAAGCTACAGCACAAATCACTATTCCTTAGAGATGATCATTGCAGTAGGATTTAAGGTAAATTCTAAGCGTGCGGTGCAGTTCCGTAAATGGGTCAATCAAATTGCAAAGGACTATACCATCAAAGGCTGGGTTATGGATGACGAGCGCTTGAAAAATGGTGGCTCTTTACTTACAGTAGAATACTTTGACCGTTTACTTGAGCAAATTCGAGAAATTAGACTGTCAGAGCGTAGATTCTATCAGAAGATAACGGACATCTATGCCACAGCTCTTGATTACGATTACACAGCAAAAACAACAAAGCAGTTCTTTGCCAAAGTACAGAACAAGATGCATTATGCAGTTCACGGCCATACGGCTGCAGAGTTAATTTATGAGCGAGCAGATGCAGATAAGCCACATATGGGACTGACTACTTGGGTAGCAGCACCGGAAGGCAAGATTGTAAAAAGTGACGTGAGTGTTGCAAAGAATTATCTTTCAGAGAAGGAAATGCGTTCATTAGAGCGTATTGTTTCGGCGTATCTGGACCTGGCAGAAGACCGTGCAGAGCGTCATATTCCGATGACAATGGAGGACTGGGCGAAGCGCCTGGATCTATTCCTGATGGCTGATGATAGAGAGATCCTTCAGGATGCAGGTAAGATCACGGCAGAGATTGCTAAGGCAAAAGCTGAGACCGAATTTGAAAAATATCGTGTCATTCAGGACAGATTGTTCATGTCTGACTTTGATAAATACATGCTGGAATTGGAAGAGAATGCGAAGAAGTAATGGGATCGGACAAGGTGGAGACGGTTTGTCTGCTGTCAAGAAAAGATAAATAAAGGCTGAATAATGGTGTGTTTTGAATGGTTTTGTCGTATATGTTTTGTTACGCATGTTACCTATATGGGCTGGAAATATGTCTACTAATATGGTATGATTTAGAAATCGAAACTGATTGATAAAATTATAACGAAAAAGGAGCGCTTAAAATGAGACAGACCCAGAAACCTCGAATTGTAAATCTTTTGATGCTTACGGTTGCCGGAATGATAAACGCTTTTGGCATTACACTTTTCATGACACCGGTTAAATTGTATGACAGTGGTATCTCAGGAACATCTATGTTACTCGAACAGATAACACCCTCATGCTTATCATTGTCATTATTCTTGCTGATTCTGAATATCCCATTATTTCTTGTGGGATTAAAGAAGCAGGGCGGTCTCTTTACATTCTATGCAATTTACACAGTTGGGATTTATTCATTATTTGCATGGTTGATCACAGATATCTTTCCAATAGATGTCAGTATTGCTTCGCCGCTTGCGGGAACAGATTTACTGCTATGTGCGTTGTTTGGAGGTGTGATCTCCGGAATTGGAAGCGGTCTTGCGATTCGTTATGGCGGTGCGATGGACGGTATCGAAGTTATGGCAGTTATTTTCGCAAAACGTGCAGGAGTTACAGTAGGAACATTTGTTATGGTATATAATATTATTTTATATGTCATTTGTGGCTGTGTGCTTGAGAGCTGGGTACTTCCATTGTATTCCATTGTTGCTTATTCTGCTGCATTGAAGACAGTTGACTTTATAGTAGAAGGTATTGACAGAGCAAAATGTGCGGTAATCGTGACAGAGTGGCCGCATGAGATTTGCAAAGCATTGACAGAAACATTTGGAAGTGGCATTACGCGTGTCAGCGCCAAAGGTGGATACTCCAATCGCGATAAAGCAATGTTGTACTTTGTGGTGAACAGATATCAGGTGATTCGAATGAAAGATATTGTTCACGATATTGATCCAGCAGCGTTTATTATTATTAGTGAGGTGGCTGACATCTTTTCTAGTAATAATGACGAATAATGGTGAAAAATACTATTTCTGATTGTCATTTCTAATAATATGTGTTATATTATATTTCGGTTTTTAAATCGGAAAATTAGGAGGAAAAAGTAATGACTTTAAGAGAAAAGTATGGTGAATGGGGTATCATCCTTGGAGCAACAGAAGGCGTTGGAAAAGCATTTGCAGAGAAAATCGCATCTGAGGGAATGAGTGTTGTCCTGGTAGGAAGAAGAGAAGAGAAACTTCAGGAGCTTGGAAAGAGTATCAGCGAAACATATGGTGTGGATCACATGGTTATTCGTGCAGATTTTGCACAGTCCGACTGTACTGACAAGATTTTTGAAGCAACAAAAGACCTTGATATGGGATTCATGAGTTATGTTGCATGTTTCCATACATTTGGAAAATTGCAGGATACTCCATGGGAGAAGCATGAGCAGATGATCAATGTTAATGTTATGACATTCTTGAAATGCTTCTATCATTACATGGGAATCTTTGCAAAGCAGGATCGTGGAGCTGTAATTAATGTATCTTCTTTGACAGCAATCAGTAGTTCACCATATAACGCACAGTATGGTGCAGGAAAATCTTACATTAAGAAACTGACAGAAGCTGTGGCAGCAGAATGTGAGAGTACAAATGTAGACGTTGAGGTTATCACGTTAGGAACAACAATTACACCAAGTTTGTTAAGCAATCTTCCAGGCGGTCCAGCAGGAGAAGCTGTTATGAAGACAGCTATGACACCGGAAGCTTGTGTAGAGGAAGCATTTGACAATCTTGGCAAATCTCTTTCTGTTATTGCAGGTGAGCACAATAAAGCAAATGTTCATAATTGGCAGGCAAATAAAACAGATGATGAATATATCCGTTATATGGGTTCATTCTATTCTAACAACTAAAAAATCAGATTTTAGATGAATCATCTTTCAGTGATTATAGTAGCTGTTTCTCTGAGTGGGGGAAGCAGCTATTTTGTTTATGGGAAATATATAACTTTAAGTATCTTTAATGATAACGATATGGTAAGATAAAGTTAAGGAATAGGAGTTTCCAATAATTGTTTAGAACGGATAGGAGGAAACTTTTTATGAGAACTACGAAAAAGAGAATTAGACGAATTGTAACAGGAATGATTTGTCTGCTGCTTATGTTTACCTTGACGGGCTGTCAGATAAAAATTGACATACCGGGATTAGAGCAGATAAGGCTGGGTGATTCGAAAGAAGAAAAGGAGGATGCGGAATCAAAGAAACAGAAGAAAACAAAGAAACCGGATTCGGGGAAAAAACCTGAAACAACAGATACAGATAAGTCTATCAGTCCAGAGGAGTCTCTTGCGAATCTACGAAAGAGTATGGATGGCACATTACAGCAATTTGCAGTAGCATACCTGGGATATGTTGAGGCGGATTATGTTGATCATGTGCAGGAATGGATTGAGAAGAAGTATCCTGACCTGTTAAGTAAAATGACATTTATTAAAGAAATCGGTACGGATCGAATCTGTGGTCATGGTCCGGCGGAGCTTTTCTGCATTGTACCTCGAAGTGGCGAGGATCCTGTTAGTGTAGGTCGAATGGAATTGAATTATGACACAGGGATATCGGAGATTGTGGAGAGTTTATATCAGTCTGAGACAGGCGAACCGTTCCTGGTAATGTGTAATGGGGAGAACGAAGGTATTGGTGGAACTATGGTATCTATGGGAACAGAAGCCGGATATCAGGCTGATTGGGTGCCGATGATGGGAACAGATGGACATGTCTGGCTGCCAACAACGGAGAATAATGCAGAGCAGGCAAAGGACTTTACAGACTATAAAGCATGTGATGCAAGTCGTTTTACAGATTGGTATGGAGATGTACATGAGAACATACAGGAAGCAGATCTGATAGGCAGCTGTTGGGAATTCGGAGTAGATGAGTATAATAGTGATATATTTGGAGATTATTTTGTAGAATTATTAGACAACGGATATGCACGTATTTCCTGGAGTGAGAAAGAATACGGAATAGAAGACTATAGTGATATCATTTATGAAATTTATGAAGGAACCTGGTCATGTACGCAGCAGGATGGGCATCCTTATTTGTCTATACAAAGTACGCGGACAGGTGGTGAATGGTATTATGAGGGAGAAAATCCTGTTAACTGGTCAGAAGATTATCGTGTTTATATTTCAACAGACGGAACAATGTTATTGTTGGAAAATCAGGAAGGATTTGCAGGGATGCCTTCAAAGACGGGAATATATCATGTACTGAGCGGATTTCGAACAAACTAATTTTATAGTGTAGGAAACGAAAGTGATAGCTGTTGATATGAGAGTATTGACAGCTATTACTTTATTTAATAGAAGTTTAATAAAAATGTAGAAATATAATGGGAATAAAGACTCGTTTTCAGTAATATTCTGAAAAGAGTCTTTTTTTCTAAAAGGAAATAATATGATCCGGCTTTTGCAGGGAGTCTGGGTAGCACTTCGAATCAGCCTGATATCAGTTGTTCTCAGTATGGCATTCGGAATTTTACTTGTAATGATTAAATGAAAACTATTATAAAATAAGTCTAGCTTTTTTAAATAGAATGTGATAATATAGTAACGTTTGATAGAGGCGCGGTGATATGAGTACCCGCTGACGAGAGTCTTGGGAAGACTGTCAGTGAGAGAAAGGAGAAGCCGCCGAAGGAATGATATTCCCAGATATGATTCCTGGGCCGGATGTAGAAGATACGCCGGACTGTCACAGGTGTGGAGAGCTATCGATGACGTTAGAATTATTATGCCATGGGTGACTCACCAGCAGAGAGTGCCTATGGCATTTTTTGCGTTTAGAGAATCCCAGGCGAAACCCACTATGCTTACACACAAACTTAACAAACATAAGTTTATAGGAAAGGAAAAAAGAAAATGAGAAACAAAAGAAAAATGGGGTATGTGTTTCTGATGTCTCTGCTCATTCTGTGTTGTAGTTCAACAACAGTATTTGCCGCAGATACATCTGCCGAGTATGTACCTCAGCTCTATGCAACAATCTGGTCTTTGGTGCCGCCGGTCGTTGCAATCGTACTGGCACTTATTACAAAGGAAGTTTATAGCTCCTTATTTGTTGGAATTTTGATCGGAGGTGTATTTTGGTCAGGATTTAAACCGGAAGCTACGATCTTACATGTATTTCAAGATGGTATAGTAGGAGTTCTTACAGATTCTTACAACATGGGGATTCTAGTAT